CTGTCTTGTAGCGTGCTATAATTCTATACACCAATGGTCAAAATTTATAAAAGAACTAAAAAGTATGTTTGGAGCAAGAGCATTTCTACATATTCGGCGGCAGTTGCTAATAAATGTGACATTAGCAATTGCATCACAGATAGATATATTCACACTTATATCTGATCTATCACTAGATAAGTATCTCTCTGTTGCGAACTCAGTTATCTTTCAATAACGCTCCAAACAAAAATTATTGCCCATTTTTTGCACAGTGTAAAGTGACTATAAACATTATCACTTGGGCGCACTGTATGTTTTTTCGCAGATCAGGTCGCTCAGTTGTCTAATATACCGGATTATTTCCAGTACCTCAAACTACGTCTTAGTGACGACTGCCCTCATTGCTGCAAAATTATTAAAAGAACTAAAAATGGTGAGGGTAGATGGATTCGAACCATCGCTTGACAGATTTTAAGTCTGTTGACTCTTCCGCTGGTCTATACCCCCATAAAAAGAACACGCACAATCTACTAGAAACTGTGGCCCCTGTCAAGGGGAAAAATTTGGTAGTCCATAAGAGAATCGAACTCTTGTTAATAGGTTGAAAACCTACTGTCCTAACCACTAGACGAATGGACCGCTAAAATTTTATTGAAAGAACTAGTTCAAATCTTATAATAAGACGTAACAAGAACTGAACTATGGATAAATCTACACTAGAGACCTACGTTAGTCAAGGTCTTTCCACTCATCAAATCGCAAAATCAACGAACAAAAGTCAAACTAATGTTAGGCACTGGCTTAAAAAATTCAATTTAAAAACCACTAATAAATCTTTTTCTCAAGGCTACGCCACAAAAGAAAAGATTATTAAAGATGGTATTGAATATAAAGTATGTTCACGTTGCAAAGAAACTAAAAATTTAGTGGCTGGTTTTTATACTAAAAATGATAAGCACACTTATGTATGGTGTAAGTCGTGCGCCAATAAACGAACTATCGAATGGCAGCAACAAAGAAAAATAGAAGCTATTAATTATAAGGGAGGCAAATGTGTTAAGTGTGGGTATAATAAATATCCCGGCGCACTTGACTTTCATCATTTAGATCCTTCTAAAAAAGACTTTGCTATTTCTCGCAGAAAAAATTGTTCATTTGAAATTATCAAACCAGAATTAGATAAATGTGTATTAGTTTGCCGTAACTGTCATGCTGAATTGCATTTCAATGAGAGATGTGAAAGAACAAATTAAAATTTTGGTAGCCCCGGTGAGATTTTCGCTCACAATCAATCCCTTATAAAGAGAACGCTTTTGATGTTAAGCTACGGGGCTAATAAAAAATACATAATAGTCTCTGTGGGCCATGAAGGGTACGATCCTTCAACCTACGAATTATGAGTTCGTTGCACTAACCAATTGTGCTAATGGCCCACAGAAACTACTACATATTAAATTTTAAAAGAACGAAATATATTAAGCAGCGGGAAACGTATTTCCATCTATCATAAATAACACACGTTGTAATGATAGTGACTTCACTGCTTAAAATTATAAAATTAGATTAAGGATTTCACGGCGAGCTAATTAGGCTCAATAGATTTTTTAGATCCTTCCGTTCAGCCCATATACGCATCTTTTGCTAAAAGGATTCTAACCTCAGATGGGGCCATCTATCTTCTAATTTAAATTGTAAAAGAACTGAAAAAATTGGTGCATCCGGTGAGATTCGAACTCACAACCAACGGCTTAAAAGGCCGCTGCGCTGCCATTGCGCCACGG